TTATAATTCGTCTCAACTCATACGTGAGAGGTTCCAGGGGTGGACAGTAGCAGAATTTGCACACACTTACACCATGAGGAGCGTGGGGAGTTATAATACAGATCAAGCGTCTCGCAAGGAACTAGTCCTTTTTAATTATGAAGTGTGAAGTCACCCTCTACGTTGCAGGTCATGTCTTCAAGGAAGAAGTTTATGCCCGTGACTATCAGGAAGCAAGGCAAGTTGCCCTTGCTCGCAACCCCAACGCAAAAGTTATTGGAGTTACTGCCAAACTCTAATGTGGAGAATCTGGGCAAAAGCATTGGGGCAGAAAGATGGACGAAATGACAGAGAAGCAGATATTGTTGCTGGCATACGCACCCTTATTTTTGTTTCTTACTTGGTTACCAACCTTTTTATTATTAGTGGAGTGATTAGACACTGGAATGACGTACCAATTAAAAGACTACCTGTACTCAATCAACCAATCTAAAAGGAGCATCTTAGATGATGACGCTGATGCTGAGCGAGGTTATCCTGCTTACATTATTAACAGGTGTCTTAGTTCTTTCACAGATACTGTGCTTTATGCCAATGAAATGAACAAGAACCCGCATCTACCAAAGAAGATGCAATATGACTTTTTTATAAATAGTGTGAAACCGAGGAAGCGTTTCTCTCCTTGGGCAAAAAAAGATTCTATTGATTATCTTGATGTAGTCAAAGAGTATTATGGTTATAATGACGATAAAGCACTCCAGGCACTCAGGGTTCTCACCAAGGATCAGTTAGATCATATTAAAAAAGCATTGAGCAAGGGTGGAAAACATGAGCGGTGAAACTGAGATCCAGTGGAAGCAAACTGATATGGTAGAAGTGGTTCTCAGTGAACCAGATGATTTTCTTAAAGTGAGAGAAACTCTAACACGTATTGGGGTAGCATCTCGTAAAGAGAAGAAGATTTATCAGTCTTGCCATATCCTACACAAGCAAGGCAAGTATTATATTGTTCACTTTAAAGAGTTGTTTGCTCTAGATGGAAAGCAAACAAACTTCTCTTTGAATGATCTTCAGCGTAGAAATAGAATTGTACAACTACTTTCTGACTGGGGTCTCATCAAAGTAATTGATACTGCTAAGATTGAAGACTTGGCACCACTCAATCAAATCAAAGTCCTTGCTTTCAAAGAAAAACAAGAGTGGACTCTTGAGAGCAAGTATAATATTGGTAGGAAAAAAACTACTGAAGAATGAATCAATTAGATAATCACCCAACTAAGATACCGTATTCAAATCCCAAAATGAATCGGTGGAAAAGTTGGAGAGCAAATACAATGTTTGCTCCTAATTTTGACATCTCAATTTATACAGACAAATACGAAGAATCTTTGGCACAAAGTATTGCAGATTTAATCCGTGATAATGATGTTGGAATGTCTTCTGATGTAGCTAATGCATTGAACACTACCTATCAGCGGCAGTGGGCAATGTATAATATATTTGATTGGGATAGTCAACATATAAAACATCTAGCAAACAATATATACGAATCCTACTATTCTTTTATGGAATTGCTTAGAGCAAATCCTCTGCCCAAAGATAAATTATGGATTCGTGGTTGGGCAGTAGTTCTTACTGACGGAGAAAGACTGGAGACTCATTGTCATGCTTTCCACGAGAATACTTATCTGAGTGGAAACGTTTCTCTGTCTGATCTTGGAACTACTACAGACTATTGGTTTCCTAGTCTTAGTTTGTATTTTGATTGGTGGCGTTGCTCTAACAAATTGGGATCTATCACACTATTTCCCTCTTGGTTAGAGCACCGAGTTGAACCAAACGAAACAGGTGAACTAAGATATTCTATTGGGTTTGACTTGTTTACCGAACATACGTTCAGGTTTATTGAAGAGAACCGAAAAGAAGATTCGGAAAACCAGAACGTTATCTTGTTGTCAAAAAAGTTCTCAGAGATATAATTATATGTGTGATGCCGAAAGGGTCACATGTACACGTCGCTTTTTAAGGACAATGGTCACATTCAATTGGGAAACATACACACCATATTCAATCGGGTTCAATGAAACATTCAGCAGACTTGAAGCTCTTGCGGGAGGTGGAACAAATTACCCTCCTTACAACATCATTAACGGATCTGATGGCAGAACCACTCTGGAGATTGCTCTTGCTGGATTTTCAGGCGAAGATATTGAAGTTGAGACAGAACGGAATGTCTTGACTGTATCTGCTCGCAAAGCACCAGAAGAGAAAGAAAGAAATTATTCCCACAAGGGAATTTCATATAGAACATTTTCTAAGAACTGGCAAATGGCAGATGATGTAGAAGTTGAGGACGTTCAGTTCGCTGACGGACTCTTAACTATTTCTCTGAGAAAAGAACTGCCAGAAAAACAGAAGCGTAAGAAGTGGTTCTAAATAAACATGAAGGGGACTTGACGGTCCCCTTTTGATTTGATATACTATAGAAAAGAATTGATCTACTATGTCTGATACCATTGAACATAATGTTCGTGTCCTGAAGTTGGTAACTGGAGACGATATCATTTGTAACTTTACTCAGGTACGAGAAGAAGATAAGTTTGTTGCTTATCAGTTGTTGTATCCTCTCACTCTGACTCTTTCAATTTCCGATGATACGGTTCAGGGAGAAGAAACATATAATGTGCGTTATCGTCGTTGGAATCCTTACACTCCATATGAAGATCATCGCATTGCCCCATCTTCTGTAGTTTCTGCGATGCCACCGTCTCAGGACATTCTGGCAAATTACGTACAGAAACTGAAGCAATCTGGCGTTGATCTTTCTTTCCTACCTAATAACGGAGCTGATATCCTTGGAGAAACTACTCAAAGTGCTGTTACTGAAGGACCAGTGGCTGCTGGCGTCAGTTGATGAAATTGATGGGGTTCAGTTTGGAGATCCAGACTGTATCCTAAACAAACCAATGCTTGTGGAGGGGGACCAGTTGACAGACTGGCTCCCCTTTGCCGACGAAAAGGAGTGTGTGGTCCGATCTTCTGATATAATTACGTTTGTGGACCCGAGTGAGCAGTTGCTTGCTCAGTATTATAATGGAAACGCAGAACTGCTGACTGAATGAAGTTTTACACTAATGTTGAACAAGCAGGCAACCGCCTGCTCTTTCGTGGTTATGAGGGTGGGCAGTCTGTCTCGTACAGGGTGCCCTTCAACCCTACGTTGTACATCCCCACCAAAAATTATTCCGAGTGGCGTACACTTGAGGGCGACTGTGTAGAACCTGTAAAGCAGGGTTCTATCAATGAGGCAAAAGAGTTTGTAAAAAAATATAAGGACGTAGAAGACTTTGACATCTACGGTAACACCCGATATCTTTATCAGTACATTGCTGAGCAGCACCCTGAAGAGGAGATTGCTTACGATGTAAGTAAGATTCGGGTGTTTAATATTGACATTGAGACAGCAGCAGAGAATGGTTTCCCCAATATTGAGACTGCCGACCAGGAGATCCTTGCTATCACTATCAAGGATTCTTACACTGGACGTTTCTTGGTCTTTGGTGCTCGCCCCTTTGACAATAAAGACAACATGGTTGATTACATGCACTTCCGTTCAGAGGAGTCCATGTTGTCTGCGTTCCTAGACTATTGGAACCAAAATTTCCCAGACGTAATTACAGGTTGGAATGTTCAGCTTTTTGATATTCCCTATATTGCTAGGCGTATTGATAGGGTACTTGGTGAGAAGTATACTAAGATGCTTAGTCCTTGGAAGCTTATTTCTTCTCGCGAAATTTTCATTAAAGGACGAAAACAAATCGCTTACGATCTTCCAGGCATTTCTACTCTGGACTACCTTGAATTATATAGAAAGTTCACGTACACAAACCAAGAATCCTACAGACTAGATCATATCTGCTTTGTGGAACTGGGCGAGAAGAAACTGGATCACAGTGAGTACGACACCTTCAAGGAGTTCTACGAGAACGACTGGCAGAAGTTCATTGAGTACAACATCCATGACGTTAGACTCGTGGATAAACTTGATGACAAGATGAAGTTGCTTGAACTTGCTTTCACTATGGCATATGACGCCAAGGTGAATTATGAAGATGTGTTTAGTCAAGTTCGGATGTGGGATAACTATATTTACGTGGAACTTCTGAAGCGTAAGATTGCTATCCCGCCCAAGAAGGAATCAATCAAAGACGCAAAGTATGCAGGTGCTTATGTTAAAGAACCGATTCCTGGATTCTATGATTGGGTTGTGTCTTTTGACCTTAATAGTCTCTATCCTCACCTTATTATGCAGTACAACATCTCGCCAGAGACTTTACAGGATACCAGGCACTCAACAGCAACGGTTGATAAGATTCTTGCAAAGCAGGTAGAGATTGATGGTGAGTATGCTGTCTGTGCAAATGGTGCTCAGTACCGTAAGGACAAGCATGGATTTCTTCCTCAGATGATGAAGAAGATGTATGACAGTCGTGTCATCTTCAAGAAGAAGATGATTGAAGCAAAGAAGCAGTATGAGAAAACTCCCACGGTTGAACTCTCCAAAGAGATTGCCAGGTGTAATAACATCCAAATGGCTAAGAAGATCTCTCTTAATTCTGCTTATGGTGCCATCGGTAATGAGCACTTTAGATATTACCGCCTTGCAAACGCAGAAGCGATTACACTTTCTGGTCAAGTCTCTATCCGTTGGATTGAGAACAAGATGAATGGTTATCTAAATAGACTTTTGCAAACTGAAGGTACGGATTATGTCATTGCATCTGAC